ATGATAATATACAAAAATAACCATGTAGTTTCCCTTTATGAAGGATTAAGAAGGGAGGTTGCATGGTTTTTGCGTTTAAAAAAAAGAAAATTAAAAGAAAAAACTTTTAAAGAATTGAAAGAAGAATATATTCTATATTTGCAGTTAAATAAAAGAAGTGTCTGGACTATTAAAACATATACAGAAAAATTTAATAGTTTCCTAAAATTTATTGGAAATGATTTTTTATGTGCAGATATTACAGAAAAGGTTATAGAAAATTATAAAAAGGAATTATTAAAAACAAATAGGGAAACAAGTGTAAATACACATTTAACTCATCTGAGAACTATTTTTAATTTTGCAAGTAAAAGAGGTTATATGCAAAATGTTAAAATAAATAAACTCGAATCACAAGAAAAAATTAAAAATGTTTATAGTAAAGAAGAGTTAGAAAGGTTATTGTTAGAAGAGCCACGAGAAACATTTATGCAGTATCAAGCTAGGGTAATTATAGCAACTTTTGTTTCAACAGGTTTAAGATTATCAGAATTAACATCTCTACAGATAAGAGATGTAGATTTTCATAATTCTGTTATTTATAGCAGACATACAAAAACAAAAAAATCAAGAATATTACCTATATCTACAAGTTTAAGAAGTATGTTGGTCGAATGGATTAGCTATAGACAGGCAGAAAATGAAAAGGATGGTTTATTCTGTAACAGTTATGGGAAAACACTTAAACAGGCAACACTTAGAACACTTATGTATAGATATTTTGATCATAAAAATGTAAAAAGTGGCGGCATACATCAGTTTAGAAGAACATTTATAACTTATGCAGTGCAACAAGGGGTAGACATAATATCTTTAAGTAGAATCACAGGTCATCAAAATTTAAAAATACTAAATAAATACTATGTTAACAGTACGGAAAGAGTTAAGAATTTAGCGGATACAGTTAGTCCGCTAGAAAAATTAGATGTACTAGAGCATAAAAAGAAAAGAATAAAAAAATAAAGGTAGTTACCGCTACCTTTTAGATAAAACTTATAATGTTTTACAACTGAATATTATTAAATACTCAACTTTGATTTAATTCTATCAAAAAAAATAGGAATTATCAAGGGTGTATTTCCTATACCCATTTTTAAGGTATATGTGAAGTGTTTAAGCACTCTAGCACTTTAAAATATAGAGTAGGTGTTGTGAGCCGATGCGATAAATAAACTCGGACTTGTACTATTTCTGCTATTGTAGGACAAGCCCGTCAGAAGGGTGTGTATGACCTTTTAAAACATTATACAGGAAGGTAAACTGGTTACATTGTAACGGGATTATGTGGATTGTTAGGGCAGTTTTTAACAGAATGAAGCATAATACAATAGTAGTATAAAAGAAACTTCAGAACGACCGACAGAGCATATTTTTTTATATGCTTTTTTATTTTTCCTCTTCTGCTTAGGGGAAACTATATCATTTCTTAGAACTCTCTCCAAAGCATATAAGACGTAACACGAAAGTCAAGTGTGTAATCAAAAAATTCTATAACAATTTTTAATGATATATTAGGAAAAGAAAGCGATAGGAATGTTTTTTATAAAGATAGAATTAGAAATGAAAAAGATTTTGAAAGTAAGGTTTAATATATAACATATACAAAGAACTAAAATATAAGAATTAATTAAATTAATACTAAATTAACGTTCACCTACGAAGGGGATTGTTAGTTTTGCTTATCTTTTACTCGACTTCGGAATTAATACCGAGGTCGACCTGTTTTTAGGCTTAGTAGGTAATGTAAATCCTATGAAAATGGCTAAATGTATTAAAGAATTAGAAAGAATTTATGGAATTAGACAAGGTAGTGCGGGAAGTTCCCATACAGATAATCTTAATGGAAAAACTCAAAAAGATTTAGCAAATCAATTAGATATTAGTCAACAACAACTGCAAGATTACAAAAAACTTAATGAATTAATACCAGAATTACAATCTTTGGTTGAAACAGGTGCTTTAAAATCTACAACCGCATATAAAATATGGACTAGATTTTAGTTTTAGCGAAAAAATGCAATGGGCAGAGCAATTAAAAGAAGAATATAGTAAGATTGCTAAAGAGAATCAAAGATGTGGACAAGGTGGAGTTTTGCTTAGTACAACATTGGACGAAGCAAATATTAGAACAGATGAATCAGTTGCAAATGACTTAGATATGGGCAAAACTACATACAGAAAAGCAAAATACATATATGAAAATGGGAATAATGAATTAATTCAACAACTAGATGATGAGGAATTGAGTATTTAAAATTAAACAAATCTATATTAATATTAAAATATATAAAGAAAGATTTATATATTTAGGAGGAGTCTATGATATATATAACAGGAGATACCCACATTCCTATAGATATAGAAAGACTAAATTTTTTGGACTGTAAAAATTTAATGAAAAATGATTATGTTATCATATGCGGAGATTTTGGTGGAGTGTGGGAGAATAGTGAGATAGAATTATGCTATAGAGAATGGTTACAAAGTAAGCCTTGGACTACTCTGTTTATAGATGGAAACCATGAAAATTTTGATTTATTAAATTCCTATAAAGTAGAAGAATGGCATGGCGGGAAGGTGCATTTTATAACAGAAAATATTATTCATTTAATGAGGGGACAGGTATTTAATATTAATGAACTAAAATTTTGGACTATGGGTGGAGCTACTTCGACAGATAAAGAGAATAGACGAGAACATATTACATGGTGGAAAGAAGAAGTTCCTGATTCTAACGAAATGAGAGAGGGATTAAGTAATTTAGAAAAACATAATAATGAAGTAGATTATATATTAACTCATACTTGTTTTAATTCAGTGCTAAAAGATATAACTGAAATATTTGGTTTTCAGCCTAAACCTGAGGAAAATTTAAATAAATATCTTGAAATAATAGAGGAAAAGGTTGATTTTAAACATTGGTATTTCGGACATTTTCACGAAGATATCGAAATAGATGAAAAGCATACAATGATATTTGAAAAAATAATAAGAATACAGTAAAAAAGAAGTTTAAAGAATTAAGAGTTTCTGTACTTAATTCTTTAGACTTCTTTTATTAATAACTGTATATTGATACTGTTATATGAAATTAGTATAAGTAAATATTCAGAAATAATTACTAGCTTATATTAATAATAGAATAATAAATTTAATTTAAAAGGTGTTACTATATGTGATACCTTTTTTATTTATCTTAAAAGATATTTATAATAAGTTCAGGTTGAAGAAAAATAAAGACAATTAAATAGATTAAATACATAAGTTACCACAAATTACATAAAATAAAAGCGAGGTGATGGATAAAAATGTTATGTTGCAAAGAACCAAAAGAAATATGTAAATCAATTCTGAATAAAAAAATATATGAGCAAATTAATTTTTATAATATGAATTTTTTAATAGAAAGATATGAAGGTTATTTATATAATAATGGATTTCTAGATGCTAAAAAGTCTAAATGTTTAAATTATAAGAATAATTATATAAATCCTTTATATAGCGAAGAGTTTATAAATGAAGAAAAATTAAAAAAACTGTATTTACAAATAATAAAAGAAAATTATATAGTATTTGATTGTTATTATTTCATAAGTGGATTAATATATGAATATTTTATGAAAAAAAATATTTTTGAATTTAACTTTAAAATAACTGACAATATAAGATATTTTATAATGTTAGAACTGTATGATCTTTTTGGAGATCCTAACGAAGATGACAACGAAATTATAAATAGTGTTTATCAGAATGAACAAAGAGTTTTAAAATATAAGAATATAAAAACAAATAATTCAAGGGGGAGTACCAATATAAGAAAAAGTGCAAAAAAATTAAGAGAAGAAATGTTAAATATATACGGGAGTTGCAGGATCTGTGGGATTAAAAATAAAGAATTTTTAGTAGTAAGTCATATTAAGGATTATGCAAAATCAACCCAATTTGAACAAATGGATATAAATAATTGTTTTTTATTATGTTCTAAACATGATTTTTTATTTGATAAGAAACTAATTACTTTTAATGATAACGGGAATATTAAAATATCTAAGAGAATAAAAAATAATGATTTGATAATGAGGGAATATCTTATAACAGGAAATGAACATATTAATTTAAATAAACATAATAAGAGATATTTAAAATGGCATAGAGAGTATTTTGATAAAGAAGACTAGGATTAAATTTCCTAGTCTTTTACTATTTCTAATACATCACCTATATCAACTCCTAAAATAGTACATACTTTTTCGAGTACGTTATAGCTTACAGCATTAGTTTTTCCCATTACAAAATTATACATTGTATTGTATCCTATATCACATTTTTTAGAAAGCCATCTTATATTGCGCTCTCTTTCGTTTAATATATCCATAACTTTTACTTTAATCATAATTTTTCCTCCAATTAACAACATTTCATTACAATAATTATAACATGTAAATTATAAATAAATATATTTAAAACATAAATAATTATCATGTTGACATGATAAAAGATGAAGCGTATAATATAAAATATAAGGTAAATAAATGAAATAAGGAATTTCTACCACATATAAGTTATATTTTAATAAATAATATTACAATTTATACTTTATAAAAATTTAAAAACTATGGAATAATAAAGTAGAAAACAAATTAATAAAAGAATGGAGGAATAAAGAATGATAGATTATTTAGATGAAATAGTAAAAAACGCTAAGAGAGAAGAGGAATTAAGAGAGAAAAAACTAAAACATTTAGTAAGATTTTTAAAATCTAATAAATTATCTTTAATTAGCGATAATATTGCTACAGTAGATAAGAAAAATATAATAGAAACAGAAACAGATATAATAGTTACAGGAAATGCAGTTGTAGGGGGATTAGAAGAATTTATAGAAGGATATAGTTTAAATATTTCTAAAGAGGGATTCCTAGATTGGAAAGAAGATTGGTTTGCTGGAGCTATTAACTTACATTATATAAATTCAGATAAACAATTAATGCTAGATGGTGCAAGGTATGTGTAGGGTTATTAATTTAGCAGAATATAGAAAAGCAAAAGAAGAGGAGAAAATGGATATAGAAAGATTAATAAAAGCTATAAAAGATTTTCCCTATCAAAATAAGGAAACAGAAGAACAATGTAATTATTACTTAAAACAATACTTAAAGAAAATCAACTTTTAATCTATATTAGCCAATATTTTAGATGTTTTGGAAACCTTTGTATAAAATTTTTTTAGTTTGCTTGACAGTAAAACAAAAATAGCGTATTATATAAAATATAAGCTTAACAATTAAACAAAGGATGTGGTTTATTTGATAGGATTGGAATACATTTTAAGTTTATATAATCTTACGCAACAGGAACTGGCTGAGGAATTAGGTATAAAGAAACAAAACATAAACCAGTGGTTTAAAGGTAGTAGAAAAATACCTAAAAAATATTTAAGTTATTTAAATGAAAAGTTTAAAATTCCTATTGATTATTTTAATATGGAAATTAAAAAAAGTGATGAATTAAAGATTAAAATAATAAAATTGAAGAATGAAAACCCTCCTAAAAAAGTTACTAGAGTTTTTGATACTGCTGAAGAGGGGAAACTTGAAATTGAAGAAGAAGTTTATGAAGAATCTATTGAAAAAGAGATTATTTTATTAAATATAGAAATCAAAAGACAAGAACTTTTGGAAATAATTTATAAAATGATTAACTTTAATTATAATAATGAAATAGATGATATTGAAGAATATGTTGAAGAAAATAGAAAAATAATAAGTGTATTTGATTATATAACAGCTATCTTAGAAAGTAAAAAAGTAGAATCAGACTTCTTGTTGGAAATTCTTAATGCAGTAGTATTATCATTTGAAATTGAGGAAGGATTTGATATAAGACCATTTGTAAGACATTTAGAAATGATTTTTCAATGCTATGAATTTGACAAACATTTAAATTATTGCGTAAAAAAACATAATGAATAGAGTGTTTTAAAAGAACACTCTTGATATAAATATTATTCCAATCATGCAGAAAATGAAATAAACACAAATAAACTACTTCAATATTAGGAAATAGTTATATAAATACATTTATTCAATTATTTCAACAAAATACACTAAAATATAACCGAATTTCCAGATTGAGGTTATATAATAAAAGTAGTACAATAAAATGTACGAGCTATTTAAATTGTAACTTAGGGGACAAGTCTATCCAATTTGCCCTCTAGCATATTCTTATTGTATGTTGCCTTGTTTTTGTCGCTTATTACTATTGTTTTGTAAATAACTGGTTAAAAAACTTCAGCTTAATTATATTAAGCTAAGTTATTATGTTTACTGATATTATATCAAAGTTTTGTTGTTGTTTCAATAGGTTTTAAAATATTAATTTTATACAAATTTAGGAGGATGGAAAAATGATAGAAGAAATTAAAGGTATTGTGTTTTTTTATACAGATAACTATGAATTTGACGTAGTGGGTTTTGAAAAAGAAAATGTTACAAAAATTGATGGAATATACAAAGTAAATGTAAATTTTAAAGAATGGGTTTTTATGGATAAATTAAATGTAAGAAATGTTTATTATGTAGAAGAAGATAATGTGTCTTATATGTTATTAGATAATAAAAAATATGACATAAGATATAATAATTTATCTTTAGCAGAATATGAATTGAAAGAAGTTGAAGAAATTAAAATCTATAGACAATATCCCGGGCATGATAATCTTCCTTACTATTATACTTTTGATGAAAACAATGTAAACATGATAAATAGAAAACCTTGGGAAGTATCATTAACTAAAGAAAATATAGTATTAACTATATTAGATACACAAATTCAAGAAGATAACCAAGGAAATTATTATGGAAATGAATATATAAAGAATAAAACAGAAGGCATGAAGTTAAAGAAAGTAGATTTAATGATTATTCTTTGGAAGTGTTATGAATTATATAAAGAATTAAAACGTAAATAAAAGACATCAGGGAGCTATTCTCCATTTGTCTATCTAGTGTTAGTAACACTTGGGGAATCTCAAAGCAAAAATAAATATAAATAAAAATATTAAATTAGTGGAGGAATGTAAAATGAAAAAAACAATAATTAAGGATTTAGAGAAAAGACTTAGAGAGGAAGACTCTCAAATAACAATAGGAGATACAGAAGAAACAACTATATTAAAAATGTTTGATAAAGAAGATATGTCTTTAGAAAATGTACTTATTTCTTTATATAATATGGCTAAAGTTAATCAGTATAAGATAAAAAACTTAGAAGATAATTTAAGTTTATTAGCAGAAAGAATTTATAAAACGGATGAAGATTTTACAGAGCAAGAAAAAGAAGAGATAACCGAGGCATTAGATTGCTTAGAGCCTAAACAATTAGAAAATATAGACAAGCATAAAGATTATTTATTAGATGGTTTGTATTGTGATATGGAAGACTTTGATGAAATGTACAAAAAACAAAAAGAACTAATGAATAAAATTAAATACCCTACACCCAAAATGAATAAAACTTTTGTAGAGCTAGTTAACGATAAAATCTAAGAACTTAATACCATTTTTATAATAATGACATAGGTTCTCAAAGGACTTATGTTGTTATTTAAAATAAGATTATATAAAGAATAAGAACATAAATAAAGGACATTTGGGGTTATTTTTACTATTTATATTAAGGGGGAATTATAAAAATGCAGCCATTAGAAATTAAATTGAATAGGGAATTTAAAAAATTACAAAAAGAATTAGAAGATTATTGGTTTGATGAAGGTAATGATAAAATAAGTAATTTTGTTGATAAGATTGCTAGAGAAAATTTATTTAAAATACAAGATGTGGCAAAGGAGATTGATACAATATGTAAAAGTGAAGATTTTGCAATTGAAAAATTCAACGGATTAATAAATAATTTTTTAAATATAACAAATAAATTTAAAAAATATTTAGAAGATAATGATTCAAATTTTAGAAAAGATCTAATGGAAAATGCTATGGGAAATAGTAAGGTCATTATTAAAGAAATGCAAACATTAATAGCAATAGCTTATTATTCTAATCTTCAAAAATTAGCTAATCAGATGGAATGTAGGATTCAACAAACAATAGGAAGAATAACTTTTATTCTAAATACTGTTACAGATGAGATTATTAATCCATATAAAAAACTTATAAATGATGAAATAGATAGGGTAGTAAACATTTTACATGATAAAGCTTATAAGATTAAGAGGGAAGAAACAAAAAACAAAGATAATAAAATTAGTATTAAAAAACTATTTGACTATAAGAAAATGGATAAATTAATAAAGGATTATGGATTCGAGGAAATAAGACAAACTGGAGATCATAAAATTTATAGCAATGGTGAAAAAAGTATTCCAATACCACAACATGAATTAGGAAAAGGTTTAAGTTTTAAAATCCAAAAACAAATTAGTTAAATATAGATGTGGGGAGTATAAAATAATTAAAATGAGGGATATGAAAACTATCATTTTAAAAAATGGAAATAATCAATATAGTGGTTCGGAAATTATTTCCGAAGCTAAAAAATCAAAAATATCAAAAGGGGTGTTTGTGTGAATGTGAAAAATATGAATTTTAAAGATTTAACAGAAGAATGGATAGGTAAGGAAACTAAAACAAATATGTATAAGAATAAAGAATTAACCCAAAATGGAAAAGGAATTGACTATACACAATTTATACAGTTAAGATTTCATTCCATAAATGAAAAACATATAGCAGACATTTATGGAATAGAAGGGTGGTATTTGTTATGGAATCTAATGTGCCAGGCTAAAAGTAATCAAACAATGTTTTTGGAAACAACAATAAATACAATTTATCTAAAAATAAATAAGAAAATAACAACAGATAATATAAAGAAATATCTTATTAAATTTAATCAAGAAGGAATTTTAAAATTAAATAAAGTTAAAGGAATAAACATAAATACACCAATCCAAATATTTATTGCTTATAACAATAATGAGTATTATCCATTTAAAAATGATAAATGGACAGGTTATAGAGCTTTGCCTATCGGTTTTATAGAAATTGTACTCAATAATGCTTCAGCAGAAGAATGGGCGGTATTTACAGCATTATGTGTTAGATATAGGTATTGGCAGACTAAACCTAGTCAAGACTCGATGGGAACCATATACTATAAGTTATTTTTAGAACATTATTCTTTTCCAACTATGGAACAAGTAGGAGAAATTATAGGAAGAAAAAAATCTCAAGTTGGAAAGTACATAGATAAACTAGCAAAAAACAATTTAGGGGTTATAAGAGTATATACCTCAGACAAAACAGAAATGACATCATTATATAATAAGGATGGAAAATTTATTGGAAATAAGAGAAAAAACTATATATATTACATACCACTTTTTGAGAGAGTGGAATACATATATCAACATATAATTAAAATTGATAAAAGAGATAGAAAACAAAAAATCAACAACTCAGCACATTTCGATGATATAGCAGCAAGTCATAACTACTCTACCTTAACAGATGCAGATTACTTCAACCATTACTTTAAAAATTATTTAAAAGATTATAAGAAAGCTTTAGATAAAAAAGATTTTGACATATATAAACAAGTTGAAAAGAAGTGTGAACATGAGAATGGAATAACCAATATACCTTTAACAGTAAAAGAAACAATAGAAGATGAGAATATAGTAAAAGTAAATTTTGGGTAAAAACTAACTCAAAATATCTGTAACCGTTGATATGAGTAGCTTGTATTTTGTACGATTTTGAGGGAAAAATTCCTTAAAATAATACTTGTTTGTACGATTTTAAACCGAAAATCCCTTAAAAAGTTAAAAATGTTTTCCGATTTTGAGGGAAAAATCTCCTGAAATCGGATATATATACATATAATTCTAATAATATATACATATAATTCTACAAATAAAAACATATAAATCTACGACTTTACGATTTAAAAACCGAAAAATAAATTTTTCTCTTTTAAAATTCGTTTATATGATATTGTTTTTTATTCATTAATTTCTTACTTGTAAAATTCAATTATAAATGGAGGTATTAATATGAAAATTAAAAAAATATTTAAACGTGAAATAGCTTTACAACTAATAAGTATGGGACATCAATTGATCTATACGGAGCCAAATAGGGATATTAAAAATTTCGTTGTTTTCTGTTTTGAAGAAGATAATAAATTGCTTAATGATTTAACTAAATTGACTCACTAGGTTTACCACTTCAAAGGGGAAAACTACATATCATAAAATATAAAAACTAGCGACACCTGCGGAGGGGACAGTAGCAATTCTAATAAATCATAAAAAATCAAAAAGGGGTATATGTTATATGGATAAACAATTAGTTAAAGAAGTTAAAATAATGAGTATGGAAGGTAGTAGTATATTAAAAAATAATCTAAATGGAGAAATGATTAATAAAATATATAATATTAATTTTAATAAATCTTTATTACTAAATAAAATAATAGATTTAGGGTTAAGTGTAAGTAAGATGAATACAACTAGAGATATTATTAATATTAGATTTTCTTATGGATATGATAAAGATATAAAGAAAATTGAAGAATTAGAACAACAAATCAATAAATTAAAACAAGAAAAACAAGAGAGTATAGATGGAGATAAATTATATAAAGATACAAAAGGTAAAACTAAAAAAATTAATACTAGAAGAGAAGAAAGAAAAGAATTATCAAAAGAAATTGAAGAATTTGAAAAACAAATAGAAGATTTAAAATTATCTAAAGATGATGTGAGAGAACAATTATATAAAGATGGATTTTTCTTAGATTATTATAGAATTAAGAAAGATGAAAATAAGAGAATTGTTAAAGAGATAGAAAAGGATAAAGATGGGAATGTTATTTTAGATGAAAAAGGCAATGAAAAAATGAAAAAGGTATATGAACCTGATAAAAGAATACATTATGTATATTGGTTTAGGACAAGTGCAAAAGCAAGGGTTGGAGAAGTTTTCTTTATTAATAAGGAAATACATAATAAAATAAATAACTGGCAGCAGATGGGGATTGAATTTGCTAAAGATGAGGAATGTAAATTAGTTGAAATGGAAGCATATAAGGCACTTACAGCATCTAGTTTAGAAAATTTAATTAAGATTAATCCTAGAACAGAAATATTAGTTTTAGATGATTTGGATAGTTTTAGTACACATAAATGTAAATTAGTTAAAGTTGATGATAACGGAGATTGTTATGTAGAAGATAATAATAATTATAAATTAAAAAATACACTATTTGATGGACAAGCATTAGCGGATAAATCTCTATTTACTGGAATATTAGAGGGTAAAGGAATGGCTCTACTTAGACAACATATGTTTAAGACTTGTGGATTTAATACTAATATACAATTGTTTATTAAGAATTATTGTGTGGAGAATAAGATAGATCATGATACTTTTACTATTAAGGATAGATATGGGAGAGAATTATTGGCTAAGAATATAAAACTTATAACCACAGAAAACAGCATGAAATGGGGAAAATTCGATACAACTATGGAAGAATGGATTACAAGAATTGAAGAAGATAATAATTTATTTGGAATAGTTAAGACGGAACATGAAAGTAAATATGGAAATAAACAAAGAATGTCTTACCAAATGTTAAATACTTTAGACCCACAAGAGGTTAACATGGATGATATTCTTAAAGATACATTAGATTATACAGATAGTATTAAAAATAACATTAAAAATTTTATTGATTATTTGAATACTACTAAAAATGATATGAATATAAATCAGATGCTTATAGACTTATATGATAGAAATAAAAATATAGTTGGTACAAAATTATTCAGGGATTATAAGAAATACCAAATTCGAGATTGGAAAGATAGATTGAAAGCAGGTAAATTGCTTATAAATGGTGATAATCTTACTATAGTAGGAAACCCATATATTATGTTACTTCATGCAGTAGGAAAAGTTAAACATACAAATAATATATTAGATGAAGAATTTCGCGATGAGAGTCTAGGACAAGGAAATACTTGTTATACTACTAGATTTAGAGAAAATGAAGAGTTAGCCTGTTTTAGAAATCCTCATAACGCACCAAATAACATATATTATTGTGTAAACACTAGAAAAGAAAAAATGAATACATATTTTAATTTTACAGAAAATATTATAGCAATAAATCTTATACAGACAGATTGGCAAGATAGGTTAAATTCAGCAGATCAAGATTCAGACTTTGTGTTAGTTACCAATCAAAATGACATAACTAAATTTGCTGAATATGCTAAAGAAAATTATCCAACTATTGTTAATTGTATTCCACAAGACAAAAGACCATATCAAAATAATATGGAAAGTATGGCTACTATAGACAATGCTTTAGCGAAATCAAAATCAGATATTGGCAAAACATCTAATAAAGCTCAAATTGCTTTAAGTTGGTACATGAATAGTAAAAATAAGGATTTAGCTAATGTAGTATGTATATGTTCGGTGCTTGCACAAGTGTCAATCGATAACGCCAAACGTAAATATGATGTAGTTTTACAAGAACAAATAACAAATATTAATAAATTAGAATGCATGAGGGTTACAAAAGATAAAGAAGTAAAAGATAAAAAGACAAAAAAAGTAAAAATAAAGAAAGTTAATGCCTTACCATCATTTTGGCAATATACAAATGATTCCTACGATGAAAAAGAAGATAAGGATAAATTAGAAAAAGTTAATTGCTTTATGTGTTTATTAGAAGATAAAATTAATGAAATTGGTAATAGTAAGAAAATTGATAATGTAGATATGTATAAATTATTAGATAAGAAAATTTCTAGTAAATATAAATGTAAACAAATACAAAGTATTATAGATAAATATAAAGAGTATAAGAAAACAGATAATTATTTAATTAATAAAATTAAGAAAACTAAGAATAAAGAATTTAAGGCTATATATGTACAAGAACAAAAGGATAATTTAATAGATATTAACGATAAAATTAAGAAACTAAAAATAAATAAAAAGAATATGAAAGCTTTAATTATTAAATTTATGAACAATAAAGATTTAGATACAGATTTCTTACAATTATTATGTAAAAATAACAAAGAAACATTTTTAAGTATTTTTATGGAAGATGAAAAGGGAGCAAAATAGAAACTAGAAAACCATATAACCATTGGTATGACTACGTTGCATCGTTTTTATGAAAGTTACCCTATGATAGGGAATTAATTTTTTAATTTTCTATTTGGAGGGAGTTTGTATTACAGGTATTTCTGTAAATACAAGAGTTATAACTATAAAAACCATATATGGAATAGGGGATATTTATTTATCCCCTATTTTTGTGTAATAAAGCATTATAAAACTTTATTATATCATACCATTAATATAATGTAAATAAAATTTGAAAAATAAATTAAATAAAATGGAGGATGATAAAAATGACAATGGTACAAAGAAAAGGATTAGAAAAGGTATTAAAAAATTTTAATGATGATGAATTAGGTGGAGGCTTTATTTATTTTATCCATAAGCAAGAAAAAGAAGAAGTATTAGTACAGCTAGATTTAGTGGATTATTCTAGCTGTGTACTATGCGGATTGGAAGACATAAAGGATTTCCAATTTATAAAAGAAGATGGGATATATTTAAAATTACATGAAAAATATGAAGGAATAGACCATGCGTGGATAGATTATATGGGTGTGCAAATGTAAGATTAAGGTATTTAAAATTCTAACAAAGAAGTAATAAATATATTGGAGGAGATAATATGGATAATAATAAATTATATAAAGCAATCGTAGAAGTTAATACTAAAGGAAGTTTACAAAAACAAGCTAAGAAATTATATGATAAAGAGAGATTATATAAAAAAATAATAGCTACATATAATAAAGAAATCCAAGAAATTGATGATGATGAATTATTAACAGATTTATATTTAATGCGAAAGAAATATAAAATTAGACTAGATCATATTAAAAATGAAATGTGTTATTTGAATAAAAGAATAATAGATACTTTAGATGTAATAGAAGAATATGTAGATGTAGATATGTTTTGTGAATTATTTGAAGTTGAAGAATATGATGAAGAAGATGATTATTATGAAAATATTTTAGGTAGTACAAGTAAAATCGGACATGTATGCAGAATAGGGTTAATTCAAAATGAGAAAATAGTTAAAGAAATGATAGAGGAAGATAGGGTAATGTAAATACTAATTGAAATACTATGATGGTATCTTTTTTTTTATTTTGTTAAAATTACATATAAAAAACCTTAATTATACTATAACATATATTGAGAGTAAATACAAGAGAGAGTTAAAAAATAATTTATATATATTAAGGAGTCGAAAATTTTAGCTATTGTAAATTTAAATAATGATGGTATCAGGAGATTAATTATGGAAAATAAAATGTATATGGAAACATTAATAAGTAATAATTTAGACTATTTAAATAATTCACATGGGATATATGAGTATAGAATAGATAGAGAAACTGGAAATGTAATGCAAACAAATAAGCAAACAAAAACAGTGTGTATTGTTTTTAATAAAGAGGATGTAAATAAAATTATAAGAGATATAGAAGATAAAAATATATTTATAAGATTTAAAAATAATGATTTTATTTACATTGATAAATTTGGATTAACTAATTATTTTTAATATTGGAGGAATTAAATTATGTGCAATCTAACAGAAAAAGAGATAAAGATGTATGAATTCTTTTTAGAACTTGGGTGTAGTCCTAAAGGATTAATTGCGTTAGCTAATGCTGGATCAGCATGTAATATAGAAAAATATAATGATGATGATAATGATTTTATAAGAAATATAACAGATAAGGAATATGAAAGTTTTATTGAAAAAATTATAAAAAATAGGGGGAAGAGATATGGAAAATAAAATGGACACAATAGAGATAGTAAACAGAGGAAAAGTTAGCTATCTCTATTACAATGATACTTTTGAAGAAGATATACAGTTAATCGAAAGAAATGGACAAGAGCAATATGCATTTGTTTTTAGAAATACGGAAAAATTACATAAATTATTAAAAGAATTCGATGAAAATGTATGGTTAAAAAGATATAATTCTTGTTTCAAACACGTGGCATTGGCAATTAAAAAGAAAAAAATGGAGGAAGTATAAATGGTAATTAAAGATACTGTTAAAGAAAATGTACTAATAAATGGAAGGATTGGAGAATTTGAATATAATACATTTCAAAAAGATATAGATAATTTAATTCAAAGATATGGGAGTGCATTTATAACTAGAGAATTGATTGAAAAGACTCGTAAAGGTATGGGTTTAGAACAGGTAGTTAAAGAGTTGAATAATTAAATTAAATAATAGAATTGGAGGAAATAAGTATGTTATTTAAGAAATTTAATGATAATGAATTAAAAGAAATAAAAATGGCGTGTAAGGAATTGCAAGAAACTGTAAAAAGAATACGAGGAGAAAAAAGTAATAAAGAATGTAAGGAAAAGGTAATAGAGAAACAAAAAAGAAAAGATATAGATTTTAAAAAAATATTAGATGAAGGACAGAAGGTTTATAATGTAAATAATATAGAATTTCAGTATTTGCTTAAAATGTATGAAGATAGTATAGAAGATAATAGAAAAAACATATGTGAAAAGTGTGATGAAGTTATATCTGAATGTAGCAAATATAGGGTGAAATTATAAATAATTGAAGGAAAACTTGTCTAAATGTAGAATATTGAATTTTATAGAATATTATATATTTGGAGGGATAAGATAAATGGCAGGTATATTTGAAGAATGGCATAATGCTAGTTTATTATATTTTATAAAAGAAAATAAAAAAGTTACTATAGAACAAATAAAAGAAGAATTCCTTGTTAATGAAGAAGTTGTAAATTTAAATAATTTAGTAGAGGATGATTTGAAACAATTACTTGGCATGGGAAAGATAAAATTTGAAGAAGGTTATTATAGTGTGATTGAGCATTAGGAGCATCTAGTTTAGGTTATTAAATATAAAAATAGATATTAAACTTTATACTTTGGAGGATGATTGGTATGGAAGAAGTAAAAAGAAACAAAAATAATAAGTTATATAATACTATAGAATGTAGTGTATGCAGAAAAGAGTTTAAATGGGTAGAAGATATGAATGCAGAAGTAATAGTGGACAAAATATTACAAGACAATGAAAAAAACATCTTTGTATTGGACGTAGTCGCTAAATGCCCATACTGTGGATATAAAGTTAAATACATACAACAAACTATAGATAATAGATATAGATAACATAGTTATATTCTATAAATTATATTTAAAATAAAACTCAATGGAGGTAATATTTAAAATGAAAGAACTAGCATTATTTACGAAAATCGCTAAAAATATAATAATTGGTGAAATTCATAATTTTAATCAAGTCATAATTAATGATCAAAAGAATATTGATAGTATTAAGACTTTAGAAGAACAAGGATATATACAAATAATTAAATGTGAAACTAAAGAGATTGATGAGAAAACTGTTACAATAATTAATGGGAGTGTTACAGATAAAGGAATTAAATACATAAAAGAAAATAAATTAGAAGTGTATAATAATGATAATTAAATAAGTTTATTAAGGGTATCTGTTAATTTAGGTACTCTTTTTAATACATTTAATTTTAATTCATTGAGTATATAAATTTAAGGTGGTATAATATTCCTGCAATAAAATTATAGGGATATGGGGTGAAAGTTATAGAAGACTTTAATAATAACGAAAAAGATCAAAATGATTTATATGATAATCTTAAAAAGATAAAAGATAATATACAAATAATCGAAGTTAATATTGATAAAGGGTTAATTTATATCCCAATATGGTATAATATTAATGCTCATATAAAATATTTTGATGAATATGAAAAATTTGAAGATTATAGAAAAGCGTTTTGTGGTTTGATATTTTCAATGATTGAAGATAATGTACCACAAATTAATCAATTAATTGATGATATAAATATAAATGATATATATCAAATAGATGATAAATATTTAATTAAAGTATTAAAATTAGTAATTGATCAATCAGATGATTTAACTGAGTATTATAATGAAAAATCTACTGGCAATTACTTTGAAGATTTTTATGATTCAATTAATTATGAAAAAAATAAATACATGAAAAAGATTCAGGAATCATTTAAAATACCTAAAAGTCTAGAAAATATCATTAATTCAATACCTAAAATCACCATACCTACATATGTAACAAAAAATCTTCAGCAGGTAAATGAATTTTCAAAACCAATAAGAGATGCATATAAAAATATTCCTAATCTCATAAAACCTATACAATTTCAACATCAAGATATAATAAATAATTTAGCAAAGATTAATGCTAATATATCTAAAAGATTTGCTGATATATCTAATTCAATAAATGCTATGAAGTTTCCTAAAAAAGTTAAAGAAATAAATAAAGAATTATTGAAATTTGGATGGTATACTTTTGGAGAATTTTCAATAGATGATATTAATCAATTGTATAATATTATTGAAGAATATAAAACTGATAATGATGTAAAGAAGTATAGAGAAAATATTAATAAAGTAATGAATGATTTCATTAATAATGAGTTAGAAGAATTAATAAAAAAAATATTAAATATATTTCCTGACCGTTATAAAATTATTGAAGATGCTTATAATGCACACAAAAGAGGATTATATACACTTAGTATACCAGTTATTTTAATACAGGCAGATGGTATATGTCAGGAAATATTGGGTGTTAGTTTATATTCTAAGCCTAGAGGTAAAAATGAACCGAAAACTAAAAATAGTTTGGAAAGCTTATTGAAAGAAAATAATATTGAAGTTGGAAAAGATAGTTGCATTTATTCTATGTTGTATTATCCACTTGAGATATTAAGTTGCCTAGTAGTTAATACTTGGGATATAGATAAAAAATATAATAATAATGAGATTTATTCTAAGTTTAATAGACATGCTATAATTCATGGTATAGATACGAGATATAATAATAGAACAAATAGTAATAAGTGTATTGCAATATTATCTTATTTATGTGACTTAAAAAATGAAATAGATGAAAAATAAAGAGTCTTAAGAATAGAGTTATAAATAAGGACATTAACTTAATTGTTGGTGTCTTTTTTATTGCGTGAAAATATTGGAGGTAGAAGAGAGATGTTAAAGAGTATAAACAAATTAAGAGAAATGATTATTAAAGGACAGATTAAAAGAATATTTGTATTTGATAATTGGAATAAACATTTTATAAATATAATTACAAAAGAATTTGATGGTTTAAATGTAGATATATGTGTTATTAAAAATAGTTTAAGATGTGTGGAAGGAATAAGTTTTAATAATAAGGATTGTATAATATTTAATGAAAAAGTTTTAAATAATTGTAGTGAAGTGAGTAATTATATATTGCAACAAGCTAATATTAATAATGCTCTTATAAAAGTATTTACAGAAGATATGGTAGATAATTATTATAAAGGTGTCGAAACTATAGAGTTACCGAAAGGTGAAAGAATTAAAAAAGATAATAGTAAAGTTATAGTAAAAATAAAATTAGACTCAGAGGAAGTAATGAGAGAAAGTATAAAAAGAAATATAGAAGTAATTATATAAGAAGGTGATTAATATTGCCTGTTTATAGAAAATGTACAGAATGTGGTAAGAAAGTATTAGAAGGTACATTGTGTAAGTGTGAGGAGAAGAAGAGGAAGGAAAGCTATAAAGAATATAAACGTAGAAGAATGGAAGACAGAGAAGAAAAAGTAAGACAGAAATTTTATAGTGATAAGATTTGGTTAAAGTTATCTGAGAATATAAAGAGACATTACTTCGGTATGTGTGTAGTATGTTGGTGTAAAGGATTGATACCAGCAAGTGAGTACACACATCATATTGAAACTATAAAAGATAGATTTGATTTAAGGTTTTGTGAAGACAACTTAATACCATTATGAGAGTGTTGCCATAAGAAAGTCCATGGAATGATGGATAGAAGTGAAAAGGATAAAAGAAATATACAGAAGGATTTAAAAGAACTTATTAAAAAGTTTAATGAAGAATTTTATTAAGTGGGGGAGGGTATGAAAATATTTAAGAAAGCTTAAAAAGTCTGTGGTGCCCTCTCAGTTACATAAAAATCCCTTATGAAAACTTTTAGTCAAAAAGAATTATTATTAATTAGAAAGAAAGGATGGTGATATAATGGCTAAAGCACCAAAACCAATAGAATTACAAAATAAACATTTAACTAAAGAAGAAATAGAAAATAGGAAAGAGCAAGAAGATAGACTAAAAGGTGCTGATAATAAAGTTTATAAGTCACCTAAAAATCTTTCTAAGGAAGAAAAGAAAATTTACAAATTTTTAGTAAATGAATTAAAAGAAAGTGGTATACTGTGTAATCTAGACATTACAATTTTAAAAAGTACTGCTGATTCAATATATAGAATGGAAGAATGTAAGAAAAATATAGATACATATGGAGTTGTATTATTTAAGGAAGATGGAACACTATATAGAAATCCAGCAACTACAATTTATAAAGATTATAATTCTATATTTAATAAATGTTGCATGGAATTAGGTTTAAGCCCTTCTGCAAGGGCAAGATTAGCACAAGTAAACATTCAAGCACAACAAGAAAAAGAAGACCCAGTTTTAAAAGCTTTAAAAGGTGATTATAAATGATATTATTAAATAAAGCTTTAAAATATTGTGCAAATGTACTGAATGGGACTGAAATTACTACTGATGAAGTAAAACAACAATGTAAAATATTTTATAATGATTATTATAAAAATCAATATGAAGAGGATTTTGAATTTTATTTTAATGAAAAAAAATTAAAAGTAATAAACGACTTACTTAAATTATTTAATTATGCCACTGGGTTTGTTGCTGGGAAAAATGTATTAGAAGGTTTGGAAGGATTCCAAGCCTTATTTTTATGTGCAATTTTTGGATTTAGATATAAGAACAATAAGGATAAATTTAGATATAGAGATATAGTTTTATTTATTCCTAGAAAAAATGCAAAAACTTTTCTAACAGCATTGGTGCTTATATTACTAATGTTAACAGAACAAAATTTTAGTGAATTTTATTCTATATGTATTGACAGAGATTTAGCAACTGAAGTAAGAAAAGCAATGGTACAATTATTAGATGCAAGTCCATATATAGGTAAATATTTTTGGTGTTCTGATTCTGAAATAGGTATTATTAAATGTAAATTAACAAATAGCTTTTTTAAGCCTAGAACATCAAAAGCTAATAAAAATAACTCAATCCGACCAGCTTGCTTTATAGCTGATGAAGTAGGAGCATTTACAACTAATGATAATATACAAGCTATGAGAAAAGGGCAATTAAGTGTATATAATCCATTATCTATTAAAATAACAACAGCTTATGCCGAAAGTGATTCTATCATGCTTGAAGAATTAGAATATGATAGAGCTGTATTAAATGGAACTGTAAGTAATTCTAGATTATTTTGTTTGCTATATTATTGTACTAGAGAAGAAGCGTGGACAGATATTGGATTATATAAAAGTAATCCCTTGCGTGTTGAAGAGAACTACAAGGAAATAAGGGAAGATAGAGAAACGTGTAAGATAAAAACAAGTGAACAAGCAGAGTTTTTAACTAAAAACATGAATATTTTCTTAGAAACTAATGAATTAAATAAATATATTGATATAGATTATTGGAAGAAATGTAAAGCTGATAAAATTGATTTTAAAGGTAAAAATGTAATTGTAGGTATAGATTTATCTGTAACTACAGACCTTACAGCAGTTTCTATTATGTATAAAGAAAATAATATAATTTACTGCATGAGTCATGGGTTTCTTCCAGCAAATTCTTTAGATAAGAGAAGGGAAAATATAGATTATAGAAAGTATGAAAGAGAAGATTATTGCGATATACATAAAGGGATGACAGTTAATTATACACTTGTAGAAGAATATATCAGAAACATTGAAAGTAAATATGGTTGCACTATAGAAACTATTGTAACAGATCCAATGAATGCTAAAGAGATGATTGAAAGATTAGAAAAAGATTATGATGTTTTAAAATTAAAACAAACATATACTAATTTAAGTCCCGCAACAAAGGAATTTAGAAAAAAGGTTTATGATGGACAAGTTAAATATGAAAAAAATGAATTGTTAGATTGGTGTATGAGCAATGCTATCACAACTGTAGGAAAATCTGATGATGAAATGTTAGCTAAAGAGGATAAAAACAAGCAAAGGATAGATATGGTTGCAGTTTTAATATTTTCTTATACAGAATTAATAGGAGAAGATTATACATACAATGCTTTGGAAGAACTAGAAAAAATGAGTGAAGACTGGTAGGTGATTAAAATTAAAAAATTAATAAATAAGTTTAAACAGAAATTATTTATAGCAGATATGTTATTAATAATTTCTGTTTTTATAATCTTTTTTACAACATTTTTATTAAATAAATATATTGCTATGTATTTATTATCTTTATTTTTCTTTGGGGTTAGCTATTTAATACAGAAGAACAGGAGGTGAGTTATAAATGATATGGGATAAGATAGAAAAAAGAAGTGATAAAACTACGAATATAAATGATTGGAAAGAGGTATATTCGTTTAAAAATGGATATGATATTACACCATTTGAAGATGATTTAAAAGAATCTACATATTTTAGTTGCATAAATAATATATCGCAAGATGTTGCGAAATGTACAGTACAAGTAAAAAAAGAAACTGAAAAAGGTGAAGTATTAGCAAAACAACATTATTTATATGATTTATTAAGATTAAGACCTAATCCATATATGAGTGCTATTGATTGTTATAAAACTTTTGTGGTTTTAGCTAAACATTATGGATATAGTGGGCTTTATATTAAGAGAAACGGTAGTAAAATAGAAGGATTGTACCCTGTAAAAATAAAAAATTGTACTATTGATAATGCTGGATTAATAAAAGGGGTTAAAAATAATAAAATACTATGGGACTATGAAGGTGTTGATTGTGAAGTAGGAAGTTGTTTTGATAAAGACATAATTATTTTAAGGGATTTTACTTTAGATGGAATAAAAGGTAAAGCAAATAAAAGTATTCTAAATGAGAGTTTAGACACATCTGTTAAAAGCCAAGAATATTTAAATACGTTATTTAGAAATGGATTGACTAATAAAATAGTAGTACAACTTACAAGTGATTTAAAAGAAGAGAAAGAAATAAAGAAAATGCAAGAAAAATTTAGCAGGATATATTCTTCTAATGGGAGAGTATTTACTATACCTGCTGGATATTCTGTAAATGCTTTAAATTTAAGCCTTGCTGATGCACAATATGAGCAATTACGTAGATTATCCAAAGAAGAAATAGCAATGTCTTTTAGAGTACCACTGAGTAAATTAGGATTTGTTAAAGAAAATGCTAGATCAGAGGAACAAGATAATTTAAAATATTTAAATGATTGCTTATTAATAATATTTGAACAAATAGAACAAGAGATGGACTATAAGCTACTTACAACAACGGAAAGAAAACAAGGATATAAAATAAGATTTAATGAGAAGGTATTATTAAGAACAGATTCCGAAACCCAAGCTAATGTAATTAATAGTTATGTTAGAAATGGAGTGTATGATTTAGATAAAGCGAGGGGAATTTTAGGTGCAGAAAAACTAGGTGGAGAGCCTATAATTACTTTACCCTCAGGACAAGTTTTATTGAAAGATTTATTAAATGGTAATGTTAGTTATTTGAAAAATAATAAATCGGATATAGGAGGTGATGAAGATGCAAAAACAGAAGGAAATTAGAAAAATACAAGCAAATACAATAAAAACTAGAACAGAAAATGATGAATATATTATAGAAGGTTATATAAATAAATATAATACACGTTCTCAATTTATGGGTTTTTTTGAAGAAGTGAGAAAAGGTGCTTTTGATAAATCTTTAGCAACTAAAGAATATATACCTGCTTTATATAATCATAATTCTGATAAAATTTTAGGTTCTACTAGAAGTGGAAGTTTGAAATTAATTTCTGATGATATAGGATTGAAATTTAATCTTAGAATTAATCCTAAAATTACATATGCAAATGATTTATATGAATTAGTTAAAGCAGGAGACATTGAAGGTTGTTCTTTTGGATTTTATGTGAATGATGATGAATGGACAACGCTTGAAGATGGTAATGATTTAAGAAGTATAAAAGATTTAGAATTAATAGAGGTAACTATAACACCATTCCCTGCTTACTTAGATTCTAGTGCTAATTGTAGAAGTTATGAAGAACATAAAAAAGATTCAGAAGAACATAAGAGAAATGAAGAGGAATTAAGAAAAGTTGAATTAGAATTAATAAGATTAGAACTAGAGTAAGATAGTTCTTTTTTTTTATGTAAAAAATAAAATTAAAAATTGAAAGGATGGCTTAATTATGAAAATAGAAGAATTAAGACAACAAATAGAAACAAAAACAATAGAGGTAAGAGGATTTTTAGAAAAAAATGATTCTGAAAATGCCAAAAAAGTTATGGAAGAATTAAGAGGATTAAAAGATTCTTTAAAGATAGCAGAAGAATTAGAACAGGAGGAAAGAGAAGCACTAGAGAAACAAAAAAATAAAGAAAAGAGAGGTAATAAAAGTATGGAAAAAGCAAATGAATATAGAGCAGTAGTTAAAAAAATTATGGGACAAGAATTAACAGAAGAAGAAAGAGCGATGATAAAAACTAGTGACCATAGTGCAGTTATACCAAAACAATTTATAAACGATATTATAGAATTAGAAAAAGGATATGGTTCTTTAGAAAATCTATGTGATGTAATACCAGTTACTAAAAATGAGGGAACAATTCCAGTTATAGATTTAGAGCAAGGTGAAGATTTGAAAGAAGTAACAGAAGGTGATGCAATAACAGATGGTACGCTTGTTACAACAGATACACCTTTTAAGTGTTCAAAGGTTGGGTTATTACAAAAAATTACAAGTGAAACAATAGATGATGCTGAAGTTGAAATAGAAAATTTAGTAAGAAAGAATTTTGTAATAAAGGCAGTAGCGAATAAAAATGCTAGAATTATGAAGGTTCTAAATGATAATGCAACAGTAATAGCAGGAAACTCTTATGAAGATGTACATAAGGCAATAGATAAATCTTTACCTGCTGTTAAAAAAGGATTAGTTAATATAACAAATGTAACAACATATGCAGAGTTAAAAAATATGAAAGATAAACAAGGGAGAAACTTAGATTTAATAACTGTTATAAATGGACAAGAGTATTTTGGTGGGAAACCTTTATATGTTGTAGAAGATACAGCTTTAATACCTACAACAAAAGAAAAGAAGTTTTGTATATTGATTGCAAATACTAAAGAGGCAGTAAAATTTACTAAAAGAAAAGAAATAACAGTGGCTAAGAGCCAAGAAGCAGGATTCACAACAGATTCTGTTTATTTAAGAATATTAGGTAGATTTGGGGTTAGTAAAGGTGTTACTAGAAGTATAAAGAAAATAGAATTTTAATAATTGGGTGGCTTAATGCTACCCTTTTAATAAGTAGGTGATAATATGACGCTTGAAGAAATAAAAGATTATCTTAAAATTGATGATGATTATGAAGATAATTCTTTAAATGAACTTATAGCAACTAGCGAAATTTATATAAATTTTATGGTAGGAGAAGGTTATAAGACAGATAATAAGGCTCTAAAACTTGCAAATTTACTACAGAAGAAATTGATAGCTGATATGTATGAAAATAGGAGTACAGAAGTGCCTACTAATACTAAACAGGATAGAATAGTTACAAGTATTTTAGATAAATTAAGTAACTATGAGGTGTAATTATGGCAGATTTTAAAGTTAAATTAGGAGAGCTAAACAAAAGAATAACTATACAAAAATACACAACTATACAAAATGATAATGGTTTTGATATAGAAGATTGGCAACCTTATAAAACTTTATGGGCAAGTATGAATAATCTTTGGGGAAAAGAATTTTATGCAGCAAAGGCAGTACAAGCAGAAAATACAGTAGAATTTATAGTTAGATATTCTAAAGATTTAGAGAAAATTAATTCTAAGGAATATAGGATTAAAACTATAAAAGATAAAAATGCTACAAAAGAAAAAGATAAATACAGATATTTTGATATAACCTTTATAGACAATATTAAATATGAAAATAAGTGGCTAAAGATTAAAGCTGTTGAGGTGATTTAATTGGCTGATGGTATAGAGGTTGAAGGTATGGATGAAATTTCTAAAATGTTTGAGGATATGACATTAAGTGAATCTGATAAAAAAAACGCCGTCAGAAAAGGATTAAATGTTGTTGATAAAAGTTTAGATGGACAGATACCAATAGGTAAAACCAAAAGATTATCTAAAAGAAAGAAAAGTGTTAAAAAAGAAGGGCTTGCTACAGTTGGGACAACTAGATTAACGGCTTTTTATGACTTTATGAGGGAATTTGGTACAAGCCAATCAAAGGCTCATGTAGGTTTCTTTGATAGAGCGGTAAAAGGTAGTGAAAATGAGGCAATCGAAGCAGTTGCAAAAGAATTATTAGATAAAGCAAAGTAGGTGGTGATAATTGAATATAAAACAATATCTTTTAAATGTATTGAATAATAAAGAAATTATAGATTTGTTACTAGATGAAAAAGTATTTTTTCTTCATGCTGATAATCCAGCTAAAGATTTATATCTTGAATATGAGATTATTAATGAGTATGGAACTGAGTATTCTGAGGGAAATGAAAATTTTACAACATATATAGTCCAGATAGATATATTTTCTACTGGAGATTATACAGCGTTGGAAAATACAGTTAAAAGAATAATGATACATAATGGATTTAATAGAGATATGGCAGCCGACCTTTATGAAAAAGAAACAGGATTATATCATAAGGCAATGCGTTTTAATATAAGTTTACCAATGGACTAGCTAAAAACTAGTCTTTTTTATGTAAAAAATTAATTTGAAAATTGAAAGGATGGGATTTTAATATGCCAGAACAAGTAGTGCCAGTAGTTGGTTTAGAAAAATTATATGCAGCAAAGATAATAAAGGATGATAATACGGGAGTAACATTTGATACACCAATATATTTAGAAGGAATAAAAGAACTAAGTATAAAACCTAAAATTACAACAGATGATTTTTATGCCGAAAACAAGTTATGGCTAAGTGAAAGCACTTTAGCAAATGTTGATGTAGAAGCAGATATAACAGATTTAAATACGGCAAATGAAGTTTTTTTACTTGGACATAAATTAGCAACAGAAGGTGGAATTATATATAGTGATGATGATAAAGCACCAGATGTTGCTTTGCTTTATAAAGCTAACAAAGGTAATGGAAAAGCACGTTACGGAATATTGTACAAGGGTACTTTTAGTATTTCTGATGAGCAGTATAAAGGTAAAGAGGGAAAGTCTAATTTCCAAGCAAAAAAATTAAAAGCAACATTTGCTCCATTACATTTTAATGGCAGATGGAAGTATAAAGTAGATGAAGAAGAAGGTATGACAGATGAAAAATTCTTTAAAGAGGTAATAATACCAACAGAAAAGGTTGAAACTACAGAAAAAGCAATATTAGATAAATAATTTATAGGGTGGATTGATTTCTACCCTTATTTTTATTAAAAAATTAGATTGAGGTGATTATATGTTAGAAAAAATAAGAAAGCAAAAAATAGGTGATAAAGAATATAGTTTTAGGATGATTAATAGAACTATAAGGAAAATAGATGAAAAGTATGGGAATTATGGTGATGTAATTTTTGGATTGATGGAAGGAAAACAGTTTTATACAAATACTCTCAAATTAATAAGTTTAAGTTGCATTGAAAAAGAATGGGATATAGAAGAATTAGAAGATACAATGACAGCAGAGCAATATCAAAAAATAACTGTATTAGCAGTAAATATTTATTTAGACTACATGGGATTAAATGAAGAAAATGAGGAAGAAAGAGCAGAAAAGAAAGAAGTTAAAAAAGAAAAAAACTAAATGACCAGTCAAAATCTAGATATTTAATAGATTTTGACTGGCTTTTTTATATCGCACATACACATTTAAATTATTCTAAGGAAGAATTTTGGAATACTACACATAAAGAAATTTATAAACAATGGAAAACTCACGTTAAATTTAATGGCTGGGAAGTTAAAAATAATAACGAAGAAAATAACACTACAAGTGATATAAATTATAAAAAAGTAAATATAGAAGATATAGCATTTTTATAGAAGGGAGGTTAATTAAGTGGCTAGTAATACAGAAAAAAGAATTACTGCTAAGATGGTACTTGATTCTACAGGTTACAATAATAAATTAAAAGGACTTAATTCTGAGATGAAAAAACATCAAGCGGAACTAAAATTGGCTAGTGAAGGTATTAAAAGCTTTGGTAAAGATAATGAAAAGTTAAAAACAGTGCAAGAGAGCTTATCGAAGCAAGTAGAGTTACATTCTAAAAAAGTAGATATGTATAAGAAATCCATAGAAAAAGCTAATACTAAAATGCAAGAGAATATAAAAACTAGAGATAAGATTAAAGACTCTCTTGATAAAGCCAATAGGAAATATGAAGAAGCAGTAAAAATATATGGTAAAGAATCTACTGAAGCTAAGAAAGCAAAAGATGAAGTAAATAAATTATCCGAAGAACATAAAAAAGCTGAAAAAGCAGTTGAAACTAATGCCAAACAAGTACAAAACTATGAAACTAATATAAATAAAGCTAATGCACAAATGGTAAAGACCCAAGGAGAACTTAAAAAGGTAAATGGAGAACTTGAAAAAAGTAATAATAAATGGTTAAAAGCTAGTGAAGGTTTAAAAAAGTCCAGTGAAAAACTAAAGAATGTTGGCGGTGGAATGGAAAAAGCAGGGGAAGGAATATTAAAAATTACTACACTTTTAGCCACAGGAGGAATAGCTAGTCTTAACTTTGCTACTAAGTTTGAAGATAGTATAGCAAAGGTTAGTACTATAGCGGATACAACACAAGTTCCTATAGGTGATTTAAGAAAAGGAATCTTAAAACTTTCTAATGATACTGGCATAGCTAGCACTGAGATAGCTAATAATGTTTATGATGCTATCAGTGCTGGGCAGAAAACGGGAGATGCAATTAATTTTGTAAGAAATTCAACCAAACTTGCTAAAGCTGGATTTGCTGAAGCAGGACAGTCTTTAGATGTTCTTACTACTATAATGAATGCATATAAGATGAAAGCTCAAGATGTTACAAAGGTGTCTGATATGCTTATAACTACACAGAATGAAGGTAAAGTAACCGTTGGTGAATTATCTTCTGTAATGGGTAAAGTTATTCCAACCGCAGTTGCTACGAATACAAGTTTAAAACAAGTTACAGCTGGATATGCACTGATGACTAAGAATGGTATTAAGGCAGCCGAAAGTACAACTTATATGAATGGTATGTTAAATGAAATGTCTAAAACAGGTAGTACAGCAGATAAAGCAATAAAAGCTGTTAGTGGAAAAAGTTTTCCCGAATTAATGAAAAGTGGGAAAAGTGTTAGTGATGTATTAAACATGATGAATGATTATGCTAAGAAAAATAATCTTAGTTTAAAAGATTTATTTGGAAATGCTGAAGCAGGTAAAGCAGCATTAGTTTTAAGTACAAATGCTGGTGCAGATTTTAATGAAATGCTAGGGAAGATGGAACAAAGTGCAGGAGCGACAGGAAGAGCTTTCGATAAAGTAACTAATACTAGAGGAGAAAGATTTAAAAAATCTTTAAATAAAATAAAAAATGAAGCTATTAGATTAGGTGATGCAATTGCTCCAATGATGGATAAATTAAGCGAATTAATGTCTAAATTAAGCGATAAACTTAGTGGACTTTCAAACGAACAGTTAAAAAACATAGCTAAATGGAGTGCTATGTCTATTGCAACTGGAAGTTTCCTTAAGGTTGGTGGTAAAGCAGTAAGTGGTATAGGAAGTTTAGTAGGTGGTATTGGACAAGCTACAGAATGGATAGGTAAATTAAGTGGTGCAACAAAAGTAGCAGAGAGTGTAGCAGGAGGTGCTAGTGTAGCAACAGCAGGAGTAACTAAAGGTATAAGTGCTATGGGACTGGCTACAAAAGCAGGGGCATTGCTTCTTAATCCTTGGGTTTTAGGAATTGGTGCTGCAACAATTGCTGGAGTAGCATTATATAAACATCTAAAAAAAGATGCAACACCAAGTGTAGACCTATTTGCAGATAAAGTCTCAAAAAGCAATATGGCTATGATGAACTATAGTGCTGCATCCAAAGGTATTGAAACTTCAAATGTTAAAATATCTAAATCTACTAAACAAGCAGTAGGTGCTTACATGGATTTAGATAAAAAAGCAAGCAAGTCTATGTTAAATTTAGTTGCTAATTCAAATAAGTTTAGTAAGCAAGCTAAAGACAAAGTATTAAAAAATTTTACTGATATGAGTAAGAAATCTAGTTCACTTTCCAATGAGCAAAAAAACGCTATGACAACCAATTTTAAAAAATTAGTTACTGATACAGGAGTATTAACTAAGAAAAATAAAGATGAAATAATAAAACAATATACTGCAATGGTAAATGGAACTAAAGGGCTTACAAAAAAACAGAAGGATCAAACGATAAAAGAATTTACAGATACTCTAAATAAAAGTACTGCAATTACAAAACAACAATCTGACAATCTGCAAAAAATATATAAGGATATGGGAGATAAAATTAAGATTGGTTTAGATAAAAAGAAAGCAGAAGAGTTACAAAGCCAACAAGATTTCTTCTCAAAAAGTAATGTTTTAACTACAACTGAAGAAGCTAAAATATTACAAACAACTACAACTAGTTGGGAGAATAAGAAAAAAACAATAGATGGATTACAAAATCAAATTAATTCTATTATTAAGAATGCAGCTGATAATCACAGACAAATAACAGAAGATGAAGCAAAAACAATAGATGGATTACAAAAGAAAATGAAAGAAAATGCAGTAAAAACTCTATCTGCTAGTGAAGTTGAGCAAAAGGTAATAATGGAAAGGTTAAAATCTTATAATGGAAGAATAACCTCAGAGCAAGCAAGTGAAGTTATTAAAAATGCTGAAAAGCAAAGACAAGGAGCAGTAGATAAAGCTAATAAACAGTATGATGGAACTGTAAGAAATATAATAAAACTTAGGGATGAAAGTAAAGTTATATCTGCGGATACTGCTGATAAAATGATTAAAGAAGCAGAAAGACAAAGAAAAGAAACAATAGATAAGGCAAATGACCAGAAAAAACAAGTAGTTTCTAAAGTGAAAGGTATGAATAGTGATATTGGGAAAAGTGTAAATACTACTACAGGAGACATACTATCTAAATGGGATAAATTAAAGCAATGGTGGTCTAATTGGCATCCTGACGCTAAACAATTTAATTATACTTTGAGAGGAATTGAAACAAAAGGTGTACAGAAAAAGTGGACAGGAGATAGATACTTTAGTGGTGGTTTAACGTATCTGCATGATGCACCGGGACATAATTCTAATTACGAATTGTACGATTTGCCAAGAGGTACAAGAATTTTTAACCATGATGCTAGTGCTGATTTGGTTATGAAAACAGCTGAAAATGTAGCAACTAAAGTGGCTAGTAGCGTGCTAAAAGGATTTAATGGTGTAAGTGGAATAAATGTAACACAACATATTTATTCTCCAAAACCAAGTGCAAGTGAGCTAGCAAGACAATCTAAAAATAATTTAAGAGAATTAGCTTTACAGTGGTAGAATTGAGGTGGTGATGTGAATAAAAAAGAAAAATTTATATTTAAAAATGAGAAAGGACAACAGATAGAATTTTCTATTTGGAGTCCTTTTTTCTTAGAAGATATAGATGGTATAAGTGGTTTAAAGAATATTATTTATAGTAGCAAAGGAATGAGACAAGATGGATCGACTAATACAGGTAGCACCTTAGATGATAGAAATATAGTTATTCAAGGTACTATAACAGAAAATAAAGAATTAAACAGAGAAAAATTATTAAGTATAATAAATCCTAAATTAAAATCTAAATTAATTTATATAGATGGAAATATAAAAAAATATGTAGAATGTATAGTGGAAACTGCACCTATTATACCCAAAGAAAATAATCCTAAATTTCAAATAAGCCTTTTATGTCATAATCCATATTGGAAAGATTATATTGATAGTAAAGTTAATATAGCCTTATGGAAGGGAGATTTTTATTTTCCTTTAGTAATTCCAGTTAATAAAGGAATTACAATGGGGCATAGAGAACCTTCTTTAATAGTTAATGTACTAAATAATGGACAGGTTAAAACAGGTATGATAATAGAATTTTTTGCAAGAGGTACTCTTAAAAATCCATCTTTATTTAATGTAAATACCAGAGAGTTTATAAAGATTAATAAAGGAATGGTTGCAGGAGAAAAATTTATAATAAACACTAATTATAGTAAGAAAAAAATATTACAAGAGCTTAATGGTGTTACAACAGATATATTAAATTATTTAGATATTGTTGGTGGAGGAGATACATTCCTACAATTAGATGTAGGAGATAATTTATTTAGATATAATGCGGATAGTAATTTAGACAATTTAGAGGTTAATATTTATTTTAGTCCGCAGTATTTGGGGGTGTAGGATATATGGAGCTTTATATATTTAACAGAGATTTAGAACTTAAAGGAATATTAGATACTTTTACCTCTCTAAGATGGATTAGAAGGTATAGCAAAACAGGTGAATTAGAATTACATTGTGCTTTAAATTCTAATACATTGAAATTGTTAAAGAGAGAAAACCTAATTTATAAAAAAGATGATGCTGAAGCTGGATATATAGAAACTAGGCAACTAAAAATAGGAGATAATGGACAAGAATATTTAGAAGTTAAAGGTAGATTTTTAACTAATTATTTAGATAGACGTATTAGCTGGGATAGAGTTAATTTTGATGGAAAGACAGAAAAATTAATGAGAGAACTAGTTGATAAAAATGCCATAAATCCAACTAATATAAATAGAAAAATACCTAATTTAATTTTAGGAGATTTAAAAGAATTTACAGAGGATATTAAATATTCAAACAGCTTTGGAAATATATTAGATTGTTTAGAAAACATGTCTAAGACAAGTAACCTAGGTTATAGAAATTTACTAGATATAAAAAACAGAAGAATAATATTTGATGTATACAAAGGTGTTGATAGAACCATAAACAATGGGACTATAGCACCTTGTATTTTTTCTAGAAGCTTTGAGAATATCTTAGAACAAGAATACATGGATAGCTTAAACAATTATAAAAACACTTGCATGATAGCTGGTGCTGGAGAAGGAAGTGCTAGAAAAATAACTAGTATAGAAAATGGTGATGGATTAGATAGATATGAAATGTATGTAGATGCTAGGGATATAGAAGATAAAGAAGAAAAGAAAAAAATGGTAGCAGATAGAGACGAGGAAGGTAATGTTATTGGAGAACATGAGGAAACTTATGAAGTTGAAATCCCTTGGGAGAGGTATAAACCATTATTGATACAAAGAGGAAAAGAAAAGCTAGAAGAATGTAAGGAAATCCAAACTTTTGATAGCAAAATAAACACACAGGGAAATAACAAATATAAAGTTGATTTCAACTTAGGTGACATTGTAACTGTAGTGGATAAGAAGTGGGGAATAAGAATAGATACCCCAATTACAGAAATAGAGGAAGTGTATGAGGAAAAGGGATTAGAGGTTAATGTTACTTTTGGTAGCAACATTCCTACTATAATAGATAAAATAAAACAGGTGGTGAGGTAATGGAAAAAAGCAGTTTTTTTAATGCGGTATTAGACCAGCAAGGAAATCCAGACAGGTCTTATTTAGCAGAGGATTTTGCTAGATATTTTAGTACATTTATAGGAAATGGGGTATTTCCTAATCCAGCAAACCAATTGCAGGTAATAGCAATAGATAACAATATGCAGATAAGAATTAAACAAGGTTTAGCGTGGATTAATGGCTATAAGTATGAAAATACGGATGATTATATATTTAAACTTGATCCAGCTGATGGAGTATTAAATAGAATAGATAGAATAGCCTTAAGATTGGATTTTTTAGAAAGAAAGATTAAAGCTGTTGTAAAAAAAGGACAATATGCAAGTAGTCCAATTGGAGCAATATTACAAAGGGATAGTGATGCTTACGAAATTGCTATAGGGGATGTATATGTACGAGCTGGTGTTATAAGTATAATGCAAAGTAATATTACAGATACAAGGCTAAATTCAAATGTTTGTGGAATAGTACATGGAACTATATCACAAGTAGATACTACAGAAATATTTAGGCAGTACCAAGCTTGGTTTTTAGAGAATAAATCTAAACATGAAAAAGACTTTGAAGTTTGGATGAATGAATTTAAAATTGCTACTGGTAAAAAATTTACTGATTGGGTGGATGATTTAAAAAATTCTCTAGATCCAAACGAAGATATTGCAGCACAATTGCAGATGCAAATATCAGAAAATAAGTTACAATTGGATGATATTACGACAGATAATAAAAGATTAACTAAAGATAAAACAATCACAGGAGCTATAAATGAGCTTTTTACAAATGCCAATAATGGTAAAAATCTAATATCCAGCGTTGTTGGAAGTCCATTGTTGGCCACTGATACCTTTCAACAACAACATGATAAAATTCAAACATTAAAAAATACTTTTGCTACTAATTTAACTGCTAAAGAACAACCATCAACAGGTAATGAAACA